GGCGCCTGTGGCCTTTCGGAAAGCTGCTTCTTGATTGACCAGTTGTACGGTCAGCCCAATCATATTATTAAGCACCGAAGCAAGGGCGCCAATCGCAAGCTCTCGCCCAAACTCACTCAGCGATAACGTGCCTCCGGCAATGGCTTTCCCAAACTTGATCATGGTGTTCGTGGCCTGGGAGCCAAACACATTCAAGCCGGCACTCATAGACTTCCCTAAATCTTGGGCCGCCGATACTTGTTCTCGAATACCGAATGTAAAGCGCGATGCCTCTTTAACTTGACGCTGCTGAATAATCAGTTGTTTTTCAAGTTCTTCTCTTTTTTTGGCGGCCTCATCGGCGCCTAATTGCCCCTGGCGAGCCAACGATTCAACCATTTGGATTTGGCGCGTTGTAACCTCTACCTGCTGGTGGAGCATCGTCAAGTGGCCTTGAGAAGTGGTGGATGTCTCTTTGTATTTGGCAAGAAGCTTTTCCGCTTCTTCGACCTGCCGCTTTTGCAAATCAACACTAAGCTGCATATCGGCTAATTGTTTCTCAATCGCCGCCTGCGTTGCTAGCACATTTTGTAATTCTTCACCGGTTGCTGTGGCTGCTTTATCCTTTAGTTCTACAAGAAGTTTTTGTAGTCTTATCTGTTTTTCGGTAGCAGATTCAGTAGGGTTGCCTGTATCATCAGCCATATAAAATACCTCGGGCCATAATTGCCTATAAATTAAATAGTTTTATACGAAAAAAGGCAAAGCTATTGTTAGCTCTGCCCTTTAGCGTGCCGCTTCATCGGAGCCGGCACTTGTGGCTGATTGTGCGCAGTTAACTCTTGCCGCGTCGGACCACCACCCTTAGAGGCTTGGCGAATCGCCTCGCTCTCTGCTTCCAGTTGTCGATATAATCTTTCGACAAACCATTTACGCAAACCTACAGGTAGATTATAGGCTTCCATAAACGACCATCCCCCCGAATATTTCAAAAAGAAAAATTGTTCATACACGTTTTCCATGTACTCATCGGTCAGGCCAAAAAAAGTCCGCAGTGAGCGGCACCTCCATGTCCTGTTCGTGGCCGCAGTCTTCACATTCAAAATGCTGAGTAAGATCCACATCTGGTGCTGCCAAGCGATAGCTTAACCTCAAATGACGAGAATCCATGGACGGAATATTACTAACCAAGTAATTGATTGCTCCCGCTGACGTGTCACCGTTAACGGCTACAATAATATTGGCCAATTGGCGCGTGACAGTCTTTTCTGTACCTTTCTTCTTACGCTCGTTTTGTAATGCTGTCATTAGCATTTTCTCGTCGCTTCCAGTTAACAATCTAAAGGTTACATTTACCCCAGTACGTGGAAGTTGCACATCAAACGTTCCATTTTGGTTGTCAACGATATTAAGACTCTCCAGATCGTCACCGGCATACACGTTAGCCTCATTTAAATCAAATATATAATTTTGACTTTTAGCGCATGCGGGGCAATTTACCTTTGTTTCATATTCGTTACCATACCCGGACACTCTCATGGCCACGATGATGGCATTCTTGTCGCCAACTATAATGGAATTTGGCTTAACTCGCTTGTCTACAATAATACTCTCGATAGCACGATCAAGCGCTAATCCCTTTTTAAGCAAAGTACGAGAAGTAAGGATATCTTCCTCTTTAGCGGTCATCTGTCGAATTTCGACACTTTCTAAACCGTGAAGAGGGTGTCCTTCTGGATAATATCTTCCTTGCGACGGAAGCTCTACGAATTCAGTGGGGACGACAAACGAAAATCCTCCACCCGAATCATCTTGTAGCACCGCAGCAGGGGCCGGATCCACATTTTGGCGTGCTCCGGTGCGCTCTCTATTTCTAGCCAATATACACCTCTTTAGTTATAGCTTGTTTTTATACCTTGAAGAATTCGTTACCCTGTTCGCCGGCGACAGCAACAGAAGCGCCAGTATCATGTTCAGTCTTGAGACGTGCCCAATCGTATTTAAGAGTAACCGACAACTCAGTCAAATCATCTCCACCGTATTCCAGATCTCCATACTTGACTTCAGTGATGAAAGAATTCCACAACGTCCATTGCTCCAGAGTCGCACCTTCGGCATCAATCTGGGTTACAATAACAGTTCCCAGTGCGCCTGCGGCCTTAGCTTTGGACATTGTAACGAGATCATTCGCATCTGCCGGAGGAGAATAACCAGATTGTACCACAATGTCAGAAAGAGTTGCAGCCATATCTGGATCTACAGGATCAACAAGAGTGACAGTCACATCCTGCCACGTCACAGAGCCAGGATAATAAAAAGTGTGATTCAAATACTTGTGCTCTGCTGCGGCAATTTGGAAAGAAGGCTTCGTGGCAGTCTTTGCGTACCACAACATAGCCCCTCCTTGGGCCGCTTGAATTCCTTGAAATTCAACCGTAAATCGAAATTTTCTTTTCGGATCTTTTAAGGTGGTATCTTCACCGAAATTTGTTGACCAGAATGCCATAGTTAAGTTACTCCTGTAGGTATATTCTTATTCTTAATTAGTGCGCGAGGGAAAAACCCCCACTCTTTTAGTCATCGAATGAAGCACCCGTTGACATAATCACAAAGTCAATTGCGATGAACTCAATAGCTCTCGCGGGCTTAATCATAATCTTCGCATAAAGAATGTTCTGATCGATTAAGTCAGGAGTTGTAGTTGAGCTATCCAAGATAAGTCTATAATCTGTAATACCAAACCTAGTCTTAACATTGGAAAGGAAAGGCTCAATAAGGCCAGTGAACCTATTCCATGTGGCTTGAACATTCTGTTCAAACAAAACTTGCGTGGAGAGAACCGAAATCTGCTTCTTCAAGTAAATCACGAGCCTTCTCACATTAATTCTATCCAGCGCGGACTGGCGCTCTTGTAGCGTCTTCTGGCCGAAGACCACAATACCAGTACTTGGGAAAGAAGCAATTGGGTTGATTCGCGACTCATAAAGCGTGTCACGATCCTTAGAGGTCAAGCGCTCTGTGACGCTAGTGATCGGGATACCCGCTGCGCCGTCGCTAAGACCACCTCGGTTAAAGCCAGCAGGGGCGAACCAAACATCGGTCTTAGCTTGCGAGCTAGCCAAAACACCCATCATGGCAACCGAAGGCGGCACCCAGAGCATACGTCCGGTGTCTTGATCGCGAGTCTGAACCCAAGGATAGAATGTGCAGCCATAGCTGGAATCAATTCTTCGGTCTCGGACTGCGGTCGCAGCGGTCGTCGGCGTTGTGCCGATGCGATCCTTCTTGTCTGCGTAATATTGCTCATGAGCCGGAATATAAACGTTCTCAAGATCAATCAGCGCCAAAGAATCAGCCCGGTCTTCGCAAACATTAATCATATGCTGCGTAAGAGCCTGCTGCGTAAGACCAGGGGCAGCCAAAAGGTTCATATTAATGAACTCTGGATCCGACACTGTGTCAATCGCACGCTTCCATGTGTAGTAGATGTAATCTGTTAACTCGGACGAACTATCAGACATTCCCTTATTGTACACGGGATCCGGCTTTACAATATCAAATCCATCAAAACCACCCCAGAACGGTGCGGTGAAGGAGTCGTACCCAGCATTAAGCAAAGTGGTGTAAGAGCCAACGCTGGTTCCACCAGCGCGAGATCCGGAACTGTAATAGTATGTGCTGGTAACCGAATCGAGGCACACATCATCCATGGAGAAGACGTAGGACCAAGCCGACACGCCAGAAAGTTCAGTTGGATATTGCGAACCGTAGGAGGTAGGATCATCAGGGAAGTCACCATACGGAAGACGATGCGGGTCAGCAACGCTCATATCAGGTCGCGTGCTTGTTTGCGTACGCGTGGTCTGCATACCGAAGCATGCTTTAGTAGGATCGGCAAGACCGCCATCAGAAGCCGACACGCGAAGTCGTACCGATGGGAAAGCCAGAGAACCAGTTAAGGCTCCACCTTCGTCACCGTCGGCACCGACGAGCGCTGCGTTGGTAGCGCCAGATAGAACAGCGCGTTGGTCGGCGTTCAAGTTAGGAACAGGGCCTTGGAAGCGAATGAATCGATTAGACAACGCTGCGTCATCAAGATAACTTCCTGTAATGCCCGTCACGTTAGTGTATTTAGGAGGTCCAAAGTAACCAAACGGGAGAAGAGTCGGGTCAGTGGCGCCGGCCTCAACATCAGCGTTCATGACAACGCGCACAAATCGCGACTGGTTGTCATAGTCTCCATAGCTCTTAAGCGTCTTCGTGGTAGAATCCCACTCTTGGTATCTATCACCGATTTTGCGAGCAACGAAGCTTGGGGACGACGGATCAAGCGAACAATTATCAAATCGCTCCATGACCACAACATTATTGTCTGTATCTGTAAGCTTGCGGATAACAACCGAGAAAGTGCCGTATTCAGTCACAGACGAATTAGTAGCGCGGACCTTCTCGATGCTCACCTTACAATTCTTATAAAGCCACTCACCATGGCCGCGACCAACCAGTCTAAAGAGTTTTGTCATATTCTCAGGATTGAAACTGCCTGTAACTCCAGACACATCCTGACCAATAAACCACCCGGCGGCAGCTTCACGAGATGCCTGACGCATGTAGTGGGGGCCAAGGGCGGCGTCGCTGTTCTGAGCCAGAGGCAAAATTACTCCCAAAGAGGCAACTCCAACCAAACTAGAGTCTCTAATCTCCTGCTCGTAGGTCTCTCCAAGCCAATAGCGATCTGCGCTACTAGTTGGATAAAACACACCAGGAGTGGAAGTAAGCTGCGGGTTAGTATTAAAGCGCTTGCGAATAAAGGTGTCACTCGAATCATCAAATCCGAATGTAAAGTCTTTGGAACCCTGTAGGGAACTGGAAAGATTTACTGTGAACAGATTATTGTCGTCTGTCGCGCAAACTACACCAACACCATTGGCCAACTCTCCGAGACCGTTAGCAAGAGCGCCGCTCAACTGAATAGAGGCAGACTGCTCCAGATACCAAACAGCAGCCAACTGACCTGTTCCCAGGTCTCTACCGCCGGCCGATGCGCTGTCAAATACCCAAAGACCATACGCGCCACCATTTTCGGCTGCGGTTGCGGCAGGAT